CAAGTCGCAACTTCATGGGCGCAGGCGCAGGGCTCGATCTTGAGCGTGCAGCAGGCGCGAGCCGTGCGCGTATCAGCGGCTTTGATCGTACTCATACAACCTACTTCTGTAAAAATTACAGTGCTCAAGATGCGATCGCGATGGAAGACATTGCAGACTCGCAGTACCCTGGCTCTGAAGAGGCTCGCCTTGTTAGAAAGGTCGGTCGAACAATGAAACTCGCAAAAGAGAAAAGAGCAGCAGACGTGCTTTTCTCTGGTGCTAACTTCAACACTGCGACAAGTACCGCACAGTTTGGCGCTAAGTTTAACGCAGCAGGCTCAACACCTCTCACATATCTGGATGAGCTCAAAGATGTGGTCTTCGAGAACGCGCACGGCATTACACCTGACAGCCTTATTCTAGGTCGTGGCCTCTTTAGATCTCTTGCGCGCTCGCCCGAGCTTAGAGGGTTCTTTCAGTCAGGTACATCCGGAGTTGCGAGCGGCAACCTCATTCTGAAGGATGAGGCAGTGATTAACACTCTTCGCGATATCCTCGGCATTCCTAATATTTTTGTCGGGCAAGCTCGCCAAGATACAGCGGCAGCAGGTGCAACCTCTAACGAATCATATATCTGGACTGATGACACCCTGTTCATGGGCATCTTGCGCGGCTCTGATGCTGTGCAGTCTCGCTCTGGTGTAAGCGTGGGCCCGATTGCTGCTGCCAATATGGTCTTTAAAGATATAGTAGCTGGTCAGTATGACGAGCTCGATCTGACTCGCCGCAACGTCTGGGCTGATGAGTCACACCTCTTCAAGGTCGTAGACGGCGATCTTGGCTTTGTCCTAACAGACTGCCTCTAGAGGTCGCTTGCTCTGCTCATGTGGTCGACCTCATGCAACCCTGCTCGCTGAGAGAGAAGACGCTGATTTAAAGGCGATCGACGACCTCAGAGCGCAGGAGCGTGCATCATCTGGAGCGATCACAGAGATACTCAGAGCTAAGATTAATGAGCTTACTGTTGAAGTGGCAGCAGAAGCTCAAATGCGCCGAGCTCTTAAGAGAGCAAAGCGCGAAATGCTTTTTGGGTTTCAAGCTGCTGTAGAGCTCACATCGCCTGAGCAGCTTTTAACCCTTAGACGCGATCAGCTCTTGGAGTTGATCGTGCGCAGCGGTCTTGGCTTGGCTGTCGATGACTTCATTGATGCACAAGGTAAGATCACAGAAGCAGCGCTCGAAACTATTAGAGTAATAGTAGCAGGCGCAGAAATATCAGACATACCAGACGTTGAAGCGGTAGGTATCGCAGCGGCGCAGAATGTTTTTGAAGATGTCATATTACCTGACTCTTTAGCGGCTGTCAGATCAGCTCTACAGAGCATGACTGTAGGCGTAGCGCAAAGCTCTGCGATCACATCGTTAGAGCAGGCGCTTAAGAGCTCAACAGGTAGACAGCTCACAGTCGCACGCACTCAGCTGTCTTCATACGGCAGAAGCGTGACAGCAAGCGCGGCGCAAAAATACAAGTTAGACTTATATCTGTATACAGGCCCGATTGATGGGATAACGCGCGACTTTTGCAGACCCTTAGTTAATAAGGTTGTAGACGCTCGACAGATGCGGCGTTTAGACAATGGGCAAGGTTTAGCTGTGCTAACATCCGGCGGCGGTTATAATTGTCGGCACAGTTGGTCGCCAATCACTGAAAGCTTTTTAGAAGCGGCAGGGCTTGACAAGGCAGACGCAGGCGACATCGCAGACGCTAACAAAGGGGGCAAAAGATGATTAAAACGATTACTGGATTAACTCAGGTATTTGAGTGGATAGCGCCCGGCCCTCTATCTGCAAGCCCTAGCCTTGTTGTCGGTGGCGAGACTGCGACGCTTTCAGCAAGCAGAGCAGATGCTACAGTATCAGCGATCGCCAACGATAGACGCACCTTGACTGTAAACAGCCAAGCGACAGCGCTACAGGCAGACCAGATCAAGGCTTATCTCGTCACAGAAGGCGACTGCATTTATGCTGTCAGTGTCGTACGAATGGTGGGCACGACTGCTATTCTCGCCGAGCCGTTGCCTCGCGAGATCGATCTAAGCTCAAGCGCGCTGCTCGTCTTCGGCATGTGGTCTGCAGACATACCGACAGCAATTACCGATGTGACTGGTTATTATCCTTACACCGTAAGCTATACCCTCGACAGAGGGCAGAATACCGAGCGACGCATTGACAAAGGGCAGCTTAAGGTCACGCCTAGACCATTTGACACAGGCTTGTCGCACGACGACCTTGTAAGCATCTTCCCTCAATTAGCTGATATGATACCTCGCAGGCAGTCGAGCTTTAATCCACAAATCAAAGCTGCACTTGATGAGCTAATCTTGATCATTAGAGATCACCTAAAAGACGAGCCAGACATCACAGAAGATGAGATTTTTAACGCTCATGCGTTCGCAAACGCACACGCATACTGCACAGCGGCAAGAGTCTATGAGATGATTAATCAGCTCGACACAGCGAACATAATGCGAGAGAGGTGTATGCAGCTGCTTGATGTCGCTTTAAGATCATTAACTCTCGATCTCGATGGCGATGGCGTTATAGATGACAACGAGATAGACATTGCAAAACAGGGCGGCTCTTATCGTGACATGCGAGCCAGTTGGCGCTCTTATAGTAAGACAGAATATGACAAGACTTTTACACCGGCTCGAGGTATGAGGCACTAGGATGCGCGCGAATATACGCCTAAATCTTCCTAACTCGCTTTGGACTGCCAACGACTCTGCAAAGCTAGGCTTAAACACGCTCGCAGCGATTAAGCTACGCACAAGCAAAGGGATTGATGCAGACGGCAATAAGTTTGCAAAATACTCGCGCGCGCCGATTTACATACCTTTTAGAGGGGCACGCCTTAAGCCAAAGGGCGGTCGATTATCTCGCACAGGGCAAAGCGTTTACTATGCCGGAGGTTATGACCAGTATAAGCGAGAGAGTCGACAGCATGGCGCAGGCTCGAGCGCGCTTGTTGATCTAGTGCTGTCAGGTGCGCTGATGAATAATCTAGTATTATTAAGCGCAGATGCTCAGAGGTTTATTATCGGCTTGACTCAGCATGTGCAGAGCTATGGCTATAAGGTAAATGCTGATAGAGAATACCTCGGCTTATCACCTCGCGATGTGAATGTGTTAGTATCAGCAGTGCAAGCAGAGCTCACAAAGAAGATTAAGCGAGGTGCGAGATGAGCCAAGGCATAAGCGCAGCACTCGCCTACATCGAAAGCCAGCTTGAAGCGACATTGCCTAAGACTGATCTGCATCATGGCTTTGTGTGTATTAATAGCTCGGGCAGAGTCGGGCCTCTCGATGCACATCAAAACACCTTGCGCTTTTTCGAGCTCAGGCTTGACGCTTTTGCGATCGATGATGGCGAGGCTGGCTTGTCGGGTAGAAGGCGCGCGCGTGTTACTCTGAGAGTGCGCTATGATATAGGCGAGCTTCACTATCTCGAGCGGCTTATTGCTGAAGATGCTGCGCTGTTGTTGCTGACTTTAAAAGGCCCTCAATATGATCTAGCATCAACCGGCATCGTCAGCTTGATAACTGGCGATCCAACTTACGAGCCAATCTTAGACCCTAAAACCGAGATCACGTCTCTTGTGCTCTCTCTCCCCTTTGATCTGCTTTATTTGGAGGCATCGACATGAGCGTTACTCATAGATCTCTGAGCGTCGCACCAGAGAGCACCTTCGGCTCTTTGAGCTCTTCTACCGGTTTACCTGATAACTCAGGCTTAACATACACCTCTATACCTTGCGAGCGTGACCCGATTATCATTTATGGCGACCCTGTTGTAAGTGAGCGCAACGATGCGCGCGATGGTACTTACGGACTACCACCAGAGCCCGACACCGTGTGGTCAGGTGGTAATCGAGTGAGGAGGCGCACCGGTCAAGTTGTGCTCAGGGTAGACCTCACAACCATCGGCACAGGCTCGACAAGTTACATTAATAATTATTTAGGATACTTGCTCGGCGCAGGCTTTCGCACAACGGTCGGCTCTTTTGAAAGCGACACAGTTGCAGCTTATGTGAGCGATAATCAATACACACCAACAGAGACCAGCACTAATTATGTGGTCGGTGGCTTGATCGGCATAAATCGAAACGGTCGCGCAGAGTATAGCGCGATCACAGACAATGATGTAAGTGGAGATGTAACCTTATCTCCTGCATTTTCAGGTAACTATGATGGGCAGACGGCATATGCTTTGCAGACTTTTTACCCCGGCCAGCGATCTGCACAGCTCGGCACGACTTTTCAGAGCGTAAGCTTTCGCGTCGATGGCGTAGGCTTTCGCTCATATGCTTACGGTTGCCGCCTTGAGTCAATGCAGCTCTCTCTTGATAATGGCAGGGTCATGGCTGATCTGACGTATCAAGCTGCTTTGATTCAAGACGATCATGGGGCAGCTGTCGGGCCTGTTGAGCCTGCCTATAATTCAGGCGCGCCTTGTTTCTTTAGAGGTTCATATGTAGTCATCAGCGACGCATCGCC